CAAAGCTCGCCTGCATTTCTTTCAGGATGGTGAAGATCGGACGCGTGTTGCCTTTGCTGTCAGAGGTTTTGACGCCCAGCTCCTTGATTGCATCGTGAGCCTGACCAGTGGGAGCCTGTAGCCTGCTCAATACTGCCCGGCTACGTGGAGTGCATCAGTAATGGACGCTGGTACGAGCCACCGGTCAGCTTTACCGGCCTGGCCAAAAGCCTGCGCGCGGCGGTTCATCACAGCTCACCGATTTACGTGAAGCGTAATATCCTGGCATCGACTTTTATCCCGCACCCCTTGTTAACGCAGCAGGAGTTCAGCCGCTTTGTACTGGATTTTCTGGTGTTTGGTAACGCTTTTCTTGAGCAGCGTTTCAGCGCCACCGGGCGCGTGATGAAGCTCGAAGCATCGCCGGCAAAATACACCCGGCGCGGCGTTGACCCGGACGTTTACTGGTGGGTGCCGTCGTTCGATCAGCCCCAGCCTTTCGCGCCTGGCTCGGTATTTCACCTGCTGGAGCCGGACATCAACCAGGAGATTTACGGTTTGCCGGAATACCTGAGCGCACTTAATTCCGCCTGGCTTAATGAGGCGGCCACCCTTTTCCGCCGCAAGTATTACCAGAACGGCGCCCACGCCGGGTACATTATGTATGTGACCGATGCGGCGCAAAGTAGTGCCGACGTTGAATCACTGCGTGAAGCAATGCGCAGCTCTAAAGGGCTCGGCAACTTTAAGAACCTGTTTTTCTATGCGCCGAACGGGAAGCCTGACGGGATTAAAATTGTGCCGCTGAGCGAAGTCGCGACCAAAGATGACTTTTTTAACATCAAGAAAGTGAGCGCCGCCGATATGCTTGATGCGCACCGCATTCCGTTCCAGCTCATGGGCGGAAAGCCGGAGAACGTCGGCTCACTCGGGGATGTCGAGAAGGTGGCAAAGGTGTTTGTACGCAACGAGCTGATCCCGCTGCAGGACCGTATCAGGGAGGTGAATCACTGGATGGGGCAGGAGGTGATCCGCTTCAAAAAGTATGCCCTTGATGATGACACCGAATAAGTCAACGCCGCCTCCGGGCGGTTTTTTTTCGCCCCTCACCAGACGCCACCAGAGCCACCACAACGAGCGCAGCGGCACCGACACCCCTTGACGCCCCCCCCCTCACCCCTTCGATGCGACAGCGAGCCGCAGGCGCACGGAAAATTAAATACGCTGCCCCCCCTCCGCGCGCAATGCTATCCCCGCCACGCCTGCCCGCTTCATGTGGCGGTTTTAATGCAACCGCATTATTTATTCTAAGCCTGCCACAGCTGACGGAAAGAAGATTTCAGCATGAGCTTTTGTGCATGCAAATTCATGCAGAGTATGCATGCACTGAGTAAGAATAAAACAATCAAACAAAGCGCCTCAAAGCATATGCTTATAAAATAACCTTTTATCGGGTTGGCTTGAGCTTAGAAGGGTTTTCTACAGCTGGCACCACAAGATCTTTGCTGAAAAACATTACCTCACTCCCAATATGCTTTTTCTGTGCGCTATAACTTAACCCATAGATTAGTTTATTTTCACCCTCATACATTTTTATTATCTCAGGCGCTGCATCATAAGATACAATCCACGGTGTTTTTAATTCATTTTTAATGATGTTGCTAATTTCAACATGGTCGTCATGCTGATAAAAGTTTTGATAAAGCCCTTGTCCTTTCACATAATAAGGCGGATCAAGATAAACTAACGTTTTATTCTCAATTTTAGGGATCACATCCCTGAGCAAAAAAGCAGCATCATGGTTATATATAAAAACATTTTCTTTATGTTCTTTTATTTTTTGTAATCTCTGGATTAGATCAGACTTATTGAACCGAACATCAAGAGTCCATTTCCCAAGCTGCCCTTTCCCACCAATTACACCACCTTTAATAATTCCAGAACGATTGGTTCTGTTTAAAAAGAATGTCGAAAAACCTAGCTCAAGCAATGATTTTTTTTCTGCATTATCTTGTACATTTCGCTGAGCATTCCACTCATCCATACAAATATGAGTACGCTCAATTAAATCACAAAGCGCATCATTTTCGTACAATGCTGAGTGCCAAAAAGCATAAATTGACCGATTTAGGTCATTGAGGTGGACCGATGACACGTAACCATCATACAGCAATGAAAGGGCAACGCCCGCTCCACCTGCGTAAGGCTCTACATAGCTACAACCATCTAACTGATTGTCTTTAATAGTTTTTTTAATGAACCCTGTTAATTTGCCTTTACCGCCAGGGTATCTTAAAGGTGTAGAGAAACGCATGATTACAAAATCCCAGTTCTACGAAAACATGGGGTATTATACAGTAATTCCTGTGCATGGCCATCAGACAAACTATGTTACTGAAGCTTCCCTTAACTCCATTACCTTTACTCCTACATAATCTATAATTTTATGACATTCATCGAGCCGTTCGACAACTAAGCCTTGTTTAGAATTGTAAATTTCAAGTCCTTCTTTGAACCATGAGGCAATTCTCCTCCTATAAAATATAGTTCCAAGTTTTGATAGCTCACTCTCGATAAATTGCTGTGCTGTGTACCTATTGTCTAAATCATCGATCATATCAAACGGAATAAACATTGCATCATTAATTCTTGAGAGGATCGGTTGATCAAGCCAGTAAGTTTTGAAAATTTCAATGAAATGCAATACTGGTTTATCTTGCCAGTTATGTCCTGTTGCTACTTGTGAAAAGTAAATCTTTTTACCCGGCATGTTATCATTTGTTTCCTCCCAAGAGATAACATCTATACCGGCATCTTTCGGGGATAGTGAGTGCAATGGATTGACTTCTCCTTCTTTTCTCAACCGTCCCTCTTTAATTAATTCAACGACCTGTTTAGCTTTAGAGTAATAATTGGTCTTATCTGGTCTAGGGAAACCGAAAGATACAGAATGTCCCCTGACATAACCGGCTGCAGCTATGGTTGAGCAGATTTGCAAGATATCTCGTTCAGCGTTGGTCGGTCCTTTTTTTAAGGTTAATATTGGGCTGTTGCTTACATGTGAGAAGATAAGACAATATAAATACACATGTTGATCAACACTCATATTCTCCAAATCAGAAGTTAAAGATATGACATTTCCTCCCGTTTCAATTTGAAATGGATAGGAGGAGCTAAGACTCCTTTGACGCGATTCCAACTCCTTCAATAAAGAATCGATGACAGACTCAGCTACCCCATCTTCAGCTGAGATGTCTTCATTTTGAAAGTCACTCTGTAATTCAATGAATGACTTAATATCTTCAATGATAATGCAGTTAAAGCTATCTGATAAACATTTAAACTCAACCCAATCGAGCTGAATTTGAACTGGTGCATTCATAGGAAAAGAACTTAGAGCCATTATTTATCCCTCTTAAGGTTTCCGTTTCCGTTTGCTAGCCTGAAACTCGATTTTTTCGAATTTATTCGCCATCTCAGTTATGTTTGCTTCATTGACAGCGTTGATATGCTCCATTTTGTCAAGAAATACAGAGGCCTTATCAAGGAGTCCATTAATACCTATTAAGGTTGCACTTAGTTTACCATTAGCATCACCAGCGTCGTTATATGCATCATCTAAGCCTGCACCACTCTTAAATGCAGAGTAAGCCTTTGGATTAGTAAGGATTTCACCGAGCTTCTTAACATCAGGATTCTGACTTTTGATTAATGACTCACGTCCTTCCTCTTTAGAACCATATAGACCAATCAACACGTCTCGAAGATTCGAAAGCTTTCCTTTTTGCACAGGGTTATCAATCGGAGCGTTAGACCAACCGCGGTCTAGGCCTAAAAAGTCCATATACTCTTTCCGCCCTAACGCAGTATAAAAATGAGAAAGGGCAAAGCGTGGTGTTGTTCGATCGTTAAGCTTATATACTCCACTTTCCTGTGCTTGTTCTAATATAAACATTGCGCTTATCAGAGCACGGACCGTCTGATTTGTATCCCCTAATTTTTTAGCAATTTCATCAATGGTTAGACCTTGGTCTTTTTCTTCTTTATACCATTTATATGCAAATTGAGCCTTGGCGTATGAATCCCATTTATGAGGGCCGTTGACATGTTTGAACCCTATAAATCCGCGAGCATCCTCCTCACTTTTTACTCTATATACATAAATTTCATCCATTGAACTCATCACTTTTTTTGATAAGTCAGGAAGTTTAATTCTGCACTTAAGCGCAATTGATGGGCTTTTAATTAGTTTGATAGCAGCTAAACGTCTATTGCCCTCCAAAACACGGAATCTTTCGTTATTATTATCTTCACTAATAACAATCAATGGCTCCATGTCTAAAAAACCATTATTAGCAATTGATACTATCAATTCTTTCAGATCGCTATTTTCAGTCAAAGCTTTGATTAAGTCCTCTTCCTCCGCCTGGTGCGCCATGTCTGGTAAGAACAAGCGAGGATTATGCCGATCGAGGCTAAGCTTATCTGGTGAGATTTTGAAGGCGCCGACTTCTGGGTAGGTTGAGTTTGTCATAAAAATCCGTTGCTTAAGGTTTAATCACAGTAGATAGCGTTGTGTTAAGACCGTTGCTATGAGTAATCTAAATATTTACTTAATCTAACATAGCAGAACTGTCCGCGGCTACAGGTTCACTACCACTGATCGTTTGAGTATGAGAGCCATGCTCATCTTTCAAAATTTTGTAAGTGAGTTCAAACTAAAGTAGAGGCAAAAATAAAATAACCTGCAGTCGCAATCTTTACAAAACTATCATGAAAAGCTACCGGCACAAGTGGAAACATCTTGAAGATTAGCTATTAAATCCTTATGAAACAAGTTACTAGCCATGCTCAGCTTCATAGCACGCGAGGATTGCTCTTGTGGTATAAGACCTTAAAAGGGCAGCAATGATGTTAAATGCAAGTTTCAACTATGATGGCTTGCAGTAGGCCATTAAAGAAATCCAAGCATCAAACTGTACAAATTATAGCCTCCACTGAATGCGACTTTATTGCTCAACAATCATAACGCCTCACCTTACTCGTTGCTCAACCTCTCGGGCGTCGAAATCAAGTTCTGACGCCCGCAATGCTCCTTAATGCAGCCAGTTATCGTCTTCCCATACCTGCTGCAGAATTTCCATTACTCGCTCTTTATCTTCAGCCAGTCTTACTCCGCTAAGCTCAATACCATTGACGCTACCCTTGCGGATTCGGATAGCTGTTTTTGAGTAAAAGGGGCGCAAGTTTCGGTAAAGTTCGGATTCAAGTGCTTCTAACAGCACCTGGCTAATTTTCTGCTCTTTATCGATCATTATTTCAATGCGCATAGATTTTCCCCTAGCTGGTAGCGTCCATTGTGCGACTGTATTCATGATTACGAATTTTCGCCATCAGCTCGTCAGTCAGTTCAGAAACCCACTGGATAGCCAGCCGCTTTTCTTCCTCGCTGCAATCGCTTGCCGCTACCAGTTTTAAGAAAAAATCTATGCGCTGAAGTTTTAATGACTCCAAAAGATAATCCTGCATTTTCCCTCCTATTACGACCACTTACACAATAAAACTGTATGCATATCCACTGTTTATATATACAGTATAGTACCTATTTCTAAATGTAAAACGCTTTTTTGGACTGCAATAGGAAAGCACCGATATGAGTCAAAATAGAAATTATTTTGGTTTGTTAGTAATACTGCCCCCATTTGTCATCCTCACGCAGCCTACCGTTCTGGTAAAAGATGCGGAGCCCGCCTCCTGACGGAATGCTGCCGCCGCGTAAAAGTAAATTCACTTCGCACTGACAGCCATCGAACCTTCTGGACTGCAGCTCACACTCCAGTTGCAGGCGCTGCTGCTCAGAAATCTCCTGCCTGTAAGCCTTTTTCCGTTTCGGTTTTACGAGCCTGAGCCGGGCGACAAGCTCCCGCCGTTCCTTCTTGCCCATGCCGTGTAGGTAGTCCTGCAGCGCCTTTTCATTCATGGACGTAACATCCGTTACTTCACCCCCTGTTTGGTTCAAATTTTCAACAGGGGGACAGTTATTGCCACGAGTCCAAGGGGCGCTAGCGCCCTGGTCGGCTGTCGCCTCCTGAAGGTCAACGGCTTTCCGAACCATTTTCCACCTCACTGCATGAGTGCAGATCCGGCCCTCAATGATCGGGGACCAGATGCCATAAATACGGACACCATGATCGCCGTAGGCGCTCGGCTCGTCGTTCAGCTCATAGGCAGTTCTGACAAGGTGATGTTTACGGGGAATCAGGACGCCGCCCTGCTTCATGATGTAGGTGGCAAAACAGCCAGCATCCGCTGCGGCCAGCACAGCATCCAGACGCGGGTTTTCCAGTACCGGCGCGCCTGCCTTCTTGTCACCCTGTGCCCTGGCAGCCTGTCCGGCCAGCAGGCGCAGCTCGCGGTACGCCTGGCGGCCAGGAATACCAAAGAAGCGGAATTGCTGGACACGGTGCAGCGAAGCCCATGTGTTTACGTTCTCAGCGTTATCGCGCAGTGATCTGCCCGTTTCTTTACTGATTTCCTGCGCCAGCCCGCGCCCGTCGATATTCTTGCTGATGTATTTGGCGATATAGCTGGTCGGCGTACCCTTGCGGGGGTTGATAAGCTCGGACTTAAAGCGCGGCCCGGTATTGGTGCCCAGCTCCTCCCGGTCCTCACGAGTGGCGAATTTACGCAGCAGCGCGGTGATGGATTTACGGTCTTTCTTGCGCATGAAACACAGCAGGTGCCAGTGCACGGTGCCGTCATGGTGTGGTTCAGCAACGCGGACGCCATACCCTGGCTTTGTTTAACTAAAAGCGATGCGAATGACGGTTCTTTAGTCAGCATAATCACCTCAGATAATGCCGAACGAAGCGCCAAGGCCCGTTACGGTGTCCACTGCGCTTGCCATTGCGGGGTTGGCCTGCAGGCGGGCCTGCATGGAAACGGCAGCCAGTGCCATCAGACGAGTTACTGAATTGATACTGCTGATTACGTCACGGCGCCCAGCGGTTGTTTTCACATCACCAGTAACGGCACCGGCGGCAACGCGTCCGATCTCAGCGGTGGCGCTCATGACGTAGTGCGGCAGCTTCTCTTTTGCCACTTCGTTCATCGGCACGCATGGCAGGCAGTGAATTTGTGCCAGGAAGCCGTCAACCAGGGTTGAGTCCTCAGTGATATCGGTAAGCAGCCAGATTTCAGGCGGTGTGAGCTGATGCGGTTGCTCCGGGTTCAGCTTGTTGCGCAGCGTCTGGACATTCATTCCCGCGCGTTCTGCCAGCTTCGCCATGTTGTGACGTAGTGCGAAAACCCGGCAGGCTTCTTCAAAGTGTGGATGTTTGGAAATCTTATAATCAAACATGCGAGCCCCTTAGAAAGTTCTCATAATTGAACTTACTGACCAACAACAACGCGGAAGTTGGAATGACCAAGGGACTCACGAACCTGATCGGTTTTGTACATCAAGTAACGCAGGCTTACACGACCCTTATTTTTTTCTTTCTTAACCATGTATTTAGCAAGCTGACCATGGTGGATTTTTTGATAAACAGAGCCGCGGGAAATGCCTTCCCATTCCGCGAACTCTGCAGGTGTAGCCATCTCTTTTGGTACTCGAATTGAAATATCTGTGCTCATAGTGCAGTATCTCTTAGTTTGTTTTCGTTTCATCTCGTTTTATGTGGTTTGGTTTTGCTTTTCAAACCATGAGCGGATATTAGGATCACTTTTTATATACGTCAAGGGGTTTGATTATGAGTTTAATCAAGGCAGGGAATGATAGTGGTGGGCGTGATGCAATCAACAGGCTTATTAAGGCCTACAATTTCAGCTCACGTCAGCAGCTCTGCGAACATCTGGAAGTATCGAAAAGCACTATGGCTAACAGATACTTAAGAGATAGCTTTCCCGCTGAATGGGTAATTCAGTGCGCCCTTGAAACAGGAATTTCCCTTCTATGGCTGGCTACCGGTCAGGGAGATATGTATACGAGTGAGAACGAAGAAAAGAATCTCAAAAACGAAACTTCCGTCACGGTAAGACCACTTTCTAAAATCGTAGCTCCCAGTATCAAACATGCTGAGCTGAAGAACGGCGAACTGCATCAGAGTGATGAAATCCTTCTCGATAGCAGACTGCTGGATGGTGAATCGTCCAACTCTCTTTTTGTAAAAACAGCTAGTGATAGCTTTGTTGTGGATACGTCTGTGAAACAAATCAGCAATGGTTATTGGCTTGTAGACATCGACGGCGTTAAAAGCTTCGTAAAGATTGCCCGCATTCCTGGCAAAAAAATTGTGGTTCATCAGGATGAAGCATCCTTTGAGTGCGCCGTAGATGATGTAGAGGTAATTGGCCGCGCAGTAAAAGTCATTAAGAGCATCTAACTATGACGATCAGAAAGCAGCCGAACGGAAAATGGTTGTGCGAGTGTTACCCGAACGGGCGTGACGGCAAGCGCGTGCGCAAGCAATTTGCGACAAAGGGCGAGGCTGTAGCATTCGAAAACTTCACCATGGATGAAGTGAACAAAAAGCCGTGGCTGGGTGAAAAGGAAGATCGGCGGCGTTTGTCAGAATTGATTGAACAGTGGCACTCCCTTTACGGCCAGACGCTCGCGGATCCCAAGCGCCTAATGGCTAAACTGAATATTATCTGCAATGGCCTGGGCGATCCCGTCGCCTCTGAGTTAACCGCCGGTGACTTTACAAAGTATCGCGAAGCACGATTAAAAGGTGAGGTACGCAACGAAGACGGCGCGCTGATGTCGCCAGTAAAACCTCGCACGGTAAACCTGGAACAGCGTAACTTATCATCCGTTTTTGGCACCCTGAAAAAGCTGGGCCACTGGTCAGCGCCTAACCCGCTCGCCGGACTACCAACATTCAAAATCGCAGAGGGGGAACTGGCGTTCCTTGCCCAAGACGAAATTAAACGCCTGCTTGATGCCTGCGCTGATTCTCAAAGCCCCAGCCTGTTAATGATCGCAAAGGTATGCCTGGCCACCGGCGCGCGGTGGAGTGAGGCCGAAAACCTGCAGGGCCATCAGTTATCTAAATACCGGATCACTTATACCAAAACCAAAGGCAAGAAAAACCGAACCGTACCGATATCTCAGGATCTGTATGACGAGCTGCCCAAAAACAGAGGGAAGCTATTCACACCATGCAGAAAAGCTTTTGAGCGTGCAGTAAAAAGAGCGGGTATCGACTTGCCTGAAGGCCAGTGCACGCATGTGCTGCGCCATACATTCGCCAGTCACTTTATGATGAACGGCGGAAACATACTGGTACTGCGCGATATTCTGGGCCATGCCGATATTAAAATGACGATGGTATACTCTCATTTTTCACCAGATCATCTAGAAGACGCAGTGACAAAAAATCCTTTAGCTATGTTGGAATATTGAAATGGATAAAAATATTTTCATTGTTGTATATTTTTCATTATTATTTTTATTATCTTTTTTCTTTATAAAAAATCGTTACTACGAACTCGATCATAGAAGTCTTCTAGTACAACCTCTTTTCTGGATATCTATAGGCGTACCTTTAGCTACATTCCTTTTTTTCGGCTCTTTAATTTGGATAGAGAAACTTCACTCATTCAGTCTTACCAGTCATGGTTATCAAAGATTCATTGAAATATCAAAACTACCATTACTTTTACTTGCCGCAGCTGTGCCTCTAGCATCAATTGTTAATAACCTCCACCGCACTATTCAAACAGAGAAACAAATTAATGAGTCTGAAAAAAAGAATAGAACTGACGGTTATTATGCTCATGCGAAATTTCAGACAGACTATCTGAAGTCTTTACCCGAAACAGAGTTAAAAGCCAAAATACTTTATGAAGACGGAAAATTATCATACGAATCAAAATTCATAAAAATAAGTTACCCTCTGTCTCTGTATAAAAAACTTTACCCCAACTGCAACCCTATTAATGGAGTCGATTATGAAGCAGATAAAAACTATACCAAACTAATTTTACAGTCATGGGTTAACATCAATAGCATTCTTAGCAAGCTGCATATGAATAGAAATTTAATTGCACATGATAACTCAACTGATTTAACTATTCTTCTTGAGCTATGGTACCAGCTCGAGATTGAAATTATAAAATTATGCAATACCCTTGAAATCATATATCCAACATATCAAAATGCATTTATTTTAACTAATGATGATTCAAAATTAATAACATCAATATCCTCATTCAAAGAAATGTTTAAAATACTCGAAGCAATTGAAGACATTTCAATTGGTATAATTGACGCAGCAAATCAATTTACTATGGTAGGCACACAGGTCTTCACCAAAACTAAAAAATTATTTTCTACATGGGGAAAACCTACTGAACTTGATGCAATGAATGCAGGATTCTACAAATCACAACGAAATGATGTAGAAGCTCCGGCACTGACTCTGAAAGGAAAAAGGCACGTTCACGATGGCGGCATTTTGGCGGCAAGGCAATAAAAACACATAAAATGAGATTATACCAAGTGAAACCAACCTGCTGATTTTATTGATAACTCATTGTTTTCGCTATAGTAAAAATGGTATGTAGGAATTTCGGACGCGGGTTCAACTCCCGCCAGCTCCACCAAATAATGATGTACTGAAGTTCAGTAAAGTCTACTAAGCCCGCATGGAACCAGCCTTGCGGGCTTTTTTACGTCTATTGTAGTCTAGTGAGAATTGCTGAGAACTATCACTTATGGCACCCTGAATGGGACCCACAACGAAGGGTCCAAAAATCGAGGGTCCCAAAATGGCAAAAATCGCTAAGAAGCTCACTGACACTGAAATCAAAAGCACGAAGCCAGCCGATAAAGAAATCAACTTGTTTGACGGTGATGGTTTGATCCTGCGAATCGCTCCTCTCACAAAAGGAGGGAAGAAGAATTGGTATTTCAGATATGCGGTACCAGTGAGTAAGAAAAGAACCAAAATGAGCCTTGGGACCTATCCTCACCTTACACTGGCAAGAGCCAGAACCTTACGAGATGAATACCTTTCCTTGCTTGCCAATGGCATTGATCCCCAAGTCCATAACAGCAATAAAGCTAATGCCTTAAAGAATGCTACTGAACACACTCTCCAAGCCGTGGCAAGGAAATGGTTAGATGAGAAGGTAAAGACCTCAGGTATCTCACAAGACCATGCAGAAGACATCTGGCGAAGCCTGGAGAGAAATATCTTTCCAGGATTGGGTAATGTTCCTGTCAATGAGATCCGACCCAAACTCTTAAAGCAACACCTTGACCCTATTGAGCAACGGGGAGTCCTCGAAACCTTACGGCGAATCATTTCCCGATTAAATGAAATTTTCCGCTATGCAGCAACAGAAGAACTCATAGAATTCAATCCTGCTGACAACCTTGGTCAACGGTTCAGTAAGCCTAAAAAACAGAATATGCCAGCATTACCCCCTTCCGAACTCCCCCGCTTCCTTACAATGCTAAACAATGCCTCAGTCCGTATGGAGACAAGATTGCTGATTGAATGGCAATTGCTAACTTGGGTTCGTCCAGGGGAAGCTGTTCGTGCGAGATGGTCAGATATTGATATGGAAACCTGCATGTGGAACATTCCTGCTGAGTTTATGAAAATGAAGAAACCCCATAAGGTTCCACTAAGCAAAGGAGCTTTGCGGGTATTGGATTCATTGAAAGCCATCAGCGGGCACAGAGAGTGGGTTTTCCCCAGCATCAAAGCTCCACTAAACCACATGCATGAACAAACAGCTAATGCCGCTATTATCCGGATGGGCTTCGGAGGTGAGCTTGTAGCTCACGGTATGCGATCCATCGCTAGAACGGCTGCTGAGGAGTCTGGACAGTTTAGGATTGATGTCTTAGAAGCCGCCCTTGCCCACTCGAAGAAAGATGAAATAATTGCAGCCTACAATCGTGCAGAGTATCTCACTGAACGGGTGGTTCTCATGCAATGGTGGAGTGACTATGTTTCGTCTCAAAAATGCAAAGTTATTGCCGCATAACTCTCCCATGATGGGTTAACTATCTTGATTTAGTTAAAGAATTAATAATCACACCATTAACCTATGTGGACTAAGCATAGCCATTTACAAATGGAGACCTTGAGTCCACATAACGAAAGCTGTCGGTCATATCAGCTAAATAATTCACATCTCCTCTCGATTATCATACACCTCGAAGATTTACCAAATTCGCTCTAATCGATGATAAAAGAGTTGAATTTGATTAAAAATTGATCAACTTTATCCTCTACATTGTATTGAATCATCCATGAGGTTTCGTGCATGGCTAGCGAAAATGATAAAAATCATAAAGTTAGAGTCGCACAGTACTTGAGGATGTCTACCGACCATCAGCAATATTCTTTACATAATCAGTCCGAATACATCAAAGATTATGCTGAAAAGAACAATATGGAAATCGCTTATACCTACGATGATGCAGGTAAGAGCGGAGTCAGTATCGTAGGCAGGCATTCTTTGCAGCAGTTACTTAGTGATGTAGAACAAAAGAAAATAGATATACAGGCTGTATTATTTTATGATGTGAGCCGTTTTGGTCGTTTTCAAAACAGTGATGAAGCTGCATATTATTCCTTTCTATTTGAGAGAAACGGTGTAGACCTTATATACTGTTCTGAACCTATACCCACTAAAGATTTCCCTTTAGAGTCTTCTGTAATATTGAATATAAAAAGATCTAGTGCTGCATATCACAGCAGGAATTTATCAGAAAAGGTATTTATAGGACAAGTAAATTTAATAAAGCTTGGTTATCATCAAGGCGGCATGGCTGGTTATGGGCTGAGACGTCTTTTGGTAGATGAAAATGGCATAGCTAAAGAAATATTGAGTTTCCGCAAAAGAAAGAGTATTCAAACAGATAGAGTAATATTAATTCCGGGCCCCAAAAATGAGATAAAAATTGTAAATAGAATCTATGATCTCTTTATAGATTATAACGTACCAGAATTCATTATTGCTGAGAGATTAAATGAACAGAATATACCTGCAGAAAATGGAACATTATGGACTCGTGCAAAAATACATCAAATCTTGACAAATGAAAAATATATTGGAAACAACATATATAACAAAACCTCATCTAAACTAAAAAGTAGACTTGTAAAAAACCCCAAACATGAATGGGTTAGATGTGACAAAGCATATAAACCCATTATTTCAAAGAAAAAATATAATAAAGCTCAAGATATAATTCAGCTCCGATCCATACATTTGACTAATGAAGAGCTTTTAGAAAAGCTAAAACAAAAATTGGAATCTAATGGAAAACTATCAGGATTTATCATTGATGAAGATGATACAGGCCCTTCATCTTCTGTTTACAGAACCCGATTTGGTGGTCTTTTAAGAGCATATACTTTGATTGGTTATAAGCCAGAACATGATTACAGCTATCTCCAAATAAATGAAGCACTAAGATCATTTTACTCAGGTATAATTGAGGATTTTAAGGGGAGGATTTTAAAAAGTAACTGCTATATAGACGAATATAAATATTCCCCAATGCTTTACATCAATGATGAGCTTTTAATTTCCGTCCTTATTACTAAATGCATACATATGAAATCAGGTAAACTTAGATGGAAGGTCCGGTTTGATAACTCACAGAAAGCAGACATAACAATTGTTATACGAATGGATTCACAAAATATTTCGCCTCTTGATTTTTATATCATACCAAAGATAGAAAACGAATATAGTAAAATGTGCATGACGGAAACAAACAACATTCGATTAGATCTCTATAGATTTGATAATCTGGATAAACTTCTACAAATTATTACTCGCATGAAAGTGAGGGAACTATATGCTGCCTGAAACAAATGAATTCCCAATAATTCAAATTGAGATTGCAAAAATAAAATTCCTTAACCCACGAACTAGAAATAAGGTAGTGCATGAAGAAATTAAGGAAAGCATAAAAAAAAGAGGATTAAGCAAGCCTATAAGCGTGAGAGCGATTGATGAAGACGATTTCAAATATGCTTTAATTTGTGGTCAAGGGAGAATAGAGGCTCTCGTTGCATTAGGTGAAACCATTATTCCAGCAATTATAAGAGATGTATCAGAAGAAGATGCTTACGTTATGAGTTTAGTTGAAAACATTGCAAGGAGGAGACCACGTTCCAATGAGTTGTTACAGGTAATAAAAGATATGAAAATCAGAGGACTTTCAGACTCCGAAATAAGTGAGATTACTGGGTATTCATCGAACTGGGTGAGCAGTATAAATATGCTTCTTGATAAGGGAGAGCATAAACTTCTCTCTGCAGTCGAACGGGGGAATTTGCCTCTGTATCTTGCAGTGCAATTTGCAAGATGTGAAACTGAAGAAGCACAAGATATTCTTACCGAAGCATATGATAAAAAATTAATTAAAAGCCGGGACATTATAAAGATAAAACACATTCTAAATCAGCGAACAATTGGGAATAAAGGTGCAAAAGCAGCCGGGTTTTATTATCACAAACCATCAAAAAGAATGACTGCTGAGGAGTTAATTGAGCTTTATGAAAATAGTATCGCTGAACATAAATCTGTTTATAACAACTCTAAATTTATAAAAACTAATTTGCTGATAGTAAATGAGATTTTTAACATCATAATGATGAATAAAAGCTTTCAAAATATACTTGAACAAGAGAATCTATCAGAACTGCCATCTCAGATCCTCAATCCAATAAACAAAGAGGCATCAAAATGATTCAGATACGTTTTGGCGACAATTTTATTTATTTAGAAACTAACAAGCTAATTCCCTCAAAGGAATTGTTAGAAAATGTAAAGCTAAGTCATAAATATCATCAAATAGTTACCTCAATTGAAAGCTTAGGTATTATTGAACCAATAATAGTGTTCTATGACAAAGATAAAGATGCCATTAAGATACTCGATGGCCATTTGAGGGTTGAGGCTTTAAAAGATTTAGGCATAGAAAAAGCTCCATGTATACTTTCGAGCATAGATGATGCGTTCACTCCTAACAAACAAGTCAATCATATAAATGTAGTTGAAGAACATAGAATGATAATCAAGTCCTTGGCAAAAGTTTCAATTGAAAAACTTAGTGCTGCTTTGGGCATATCTATTGATGCTATAAAAGATAAAGCTAATGTGATGAACGGTATAGATCCCAGTGTGATTGCGAAACTTTCTGATAAACCTATACCTAAGGCTACATTTGATGTTTTGAGGAAAATGAAACCAATTCGTCAAATTGAAGCAGTCGGTACAATGATTAATTTTGATAATTATAGTAAAAAATTTGCAATGAGCATCTTGGATGCAACACCGGCATCGATGATAATAAACAAAGGGAAAAACACTCCCTATAAAAAGGACATAAAAAAAACCATACTTCGTCTGGAACAGGAAATGGCAACAACTTCGGAAGAAACAAAAAAGCTTCAAACCGAGTATGGCTCAGATATGTTGAAATTCGTTATAATCCAGTCATATATTATTAAATTACTTGGTAACTCTAAAGTTCTTCATTGGTTCTTGGAAAACGAGGTTGATTATCTTAATGAGTTAAAAAGAATTTCGAAAATAAATTCTTTAGATGATAAGACTCTTGCTGAAAACAGCCATTCATAGTCTTGGTTATGGTTATGGTTTTATATAGCCGAAGTATAAAGGTTTCTATTAGATATTAGCATAAGTAGGCAGTATAAGCCGTAATCATTCGAACGGGTTAAGTAGGTGAACTTATGGTTAACAAAATGAGATCTATTGCGTGAACGGTCACAGAGGAATCTGGTAAGCTCAGGTCTGGTGCCTTAGAAGCGGCCCTTGCTCACTCGAAGAAAGATGAAATAATTGCAGCCTACAATCGTGCAGAGTATCTCACTGAACGGGTGGTTCTCATGCAATGGTTGAGTGACTATGTGCAAGCTCAAAGGCTAAAAGCTATTGCTGCCTGATTATATAAAAGCAATTGATTTTTTCAAAAGAATTATAAAAATGGATGCATATAAAAATGAGAATCTCATATCATTAAAATTCATTAAAGACTGGAGCTATCAATTTAATTAAAAGTTGGATGGCATATAATTGTCAGTACAATCCAACTTAAAACTTCATTTTTCATATTTAGTTAAAGTAAATAGACAATTCTTCAAAAGAAAATCGTATATTTCCTTGACCTTTTTATAATTTGAAATGCTGTCATCCCTGCGTGCATTACATCGAAAACCTCTATGCCTTGATGTGGAAATTATTATTTCCTGCTTAGCCCTTGATAACGCCACATAGATGGCACATTTATCTTCGAAATTTTCAGAAGAATATTTCCAAAAAGCTTGATCCTCAACCCCAAGAAAAACAACAACTTTGTATTCCAACCCCTTTGACTTGTGTATATTCATTATATGTATACAATTTTCCGCAACAAACATTTTGGATGCTTCTGGTAATGAATTTGTAATATTAATAGTATACCTAAGATGACTCTCTAATTTATTCCAAAGTTTATCTCTGAATAATTTTGATTTATACTGCCCCCATTTAGAAATAAATTTACTCCACCCTATAAATTTTAATGTCTTATTGATTTTACTTAGTATGCAATCAGCACTCGGATCTTCATCAATTTCTAACTTATACATGGAGATCAGATCGGATATTTTATTAATAAGTTTTGACTCTTGTTCGTCTCCCCTATCAACATTATTTAACTCTAAATACAGTTCACTAAATTCATTATAACTTGAATGAGATTTATCAGTATAAATTCTAAATAGACATGCAAAGAATTTACCTAAAGGTTCTTTTAGAGCATCCTGAAGCTCCGTCATGTCTAAATTATTTATTCCTACCTGTGTTAATTTATCTCTTAAAACTGATGTGTACAAAGATGACTGCTGTTTAGTTAACACACATATTTCTTTTTCATTGATACCTGAATCTATCATGCCATTCAATTTTTGTACTAAATTATCAGCCTCTTCATATTCATTATTATAAACATGTATAGAACAGTTCTTTGGTTTTTTGTTAACTGTTATCGAACTATTAGATGATTGTATGAAATTTACAAAACAGGTTAAAACATCTTGAATTTCATTACTCGAACGGTAGTTTTTTAACAAAAACTTATCTTTTGCAGAGAAATCCCTCCGAAAATCGTTAAATACTGTTGGAGAAGCATCTGCCCAAAGCATTATACTTTGATTTATATCCCCTACGGCATTCATTACAGTATTATTTTCTTGGAATAAGAGCTTTAATAATTCGTACTGATCAAATCTTGTATCTTGAAACTCATCGACAAAAACATGGCTATAACTAACTGAAAAAATTTTTGCAATATCTGGTCTTGTCTTAATAATTCTAATTGCAAGAGTTCTAATGTCATTGAAACTGACTTTATCTTTCCCGTTAGAATTTTTTTGTTCAAACTCTATATCATAACCTTTATCAGGTCGATCTTTAACAGGTAAAACGTTTTTAAATCTATCTACAATACTTTTACAAAATGCGTCAAAAGTATAAGAATCAAAGCGATTACCAGTAGCCCCACATCGCTTCATGATTCGCTCTTTAATATTAACCTGTGCTTCTTTTTTCGTCGAAAGACATAATATTCTTTTAGGCCACGGACAAATGCCAGTTTGCAGTAGATAATTAGCTTTTTGAGCAAGAAACTCTGTTTTACCTGCCCCAGCTCCAGCCAATATAGAAACAGAACTAACCTCTTTAATCAAATCTAATAATTCGTCAGTAGGTTCAATACCTTCAGATAATGCCCAGCCACTAGTCATTCTATTATTCCCTCTGCAATCTTAACAACTTTATCCAACAAGCGAGTTAACTCTGGTGGTAATTTCTTAATTATTTCGCCTTCAGAATATTGGTCTTTAATTAATGACAACATTCTCAAATGTGACGCAGGTTTACTTTTGTTGGATAAAAATCTGTATCTGTACCAAAGGAATTTGTTTAAATACCCATCGCCAAAGTTGTAACGAATACCTGTATTACCACTTTTTAAAACAGCATCTATCAAAGTTTTCTCTTTTCCTAACGGAACTAGATTGGGCCCCTGTTCACTATAAGCATTATCCTTAGAACAATAGATATCAGGGAATGCATTAATCATGGAATAGTCTATATCTAGAGGAGAAGAATAAAATACATTACACTCTTCAAGCTCACTCAACAGCACCCTTGAGGTTTCATTAGCTTTTCCAGCATTATAATTAATTGAAAAGCTTAATGGATTGTTTGGCGAGTCCCACTCTGGAATGAATTTAATAATTGAATTATTTACATAAATACTGTCACTGCTACCATGTGTGATAATTTGTTCGACAGCATACTTCATTCTCCCAAAGCCGCCACCATTTCTATCTATATCTAAATCAAGTAATGTTATATAAGGTATTTTAAGAGAGTTTAATAATCGCCAAAAATGATTAACGTGTCTACCACCTAATGGAACAACAGATATGCAATTCGCATCAATATTTTTTGAGTACATTTCAATCAATTCAGGAAGGATAATTTCTTCGCTATCTCCCTCACCAAATATAACAAGTTTGGAAAAATATATTTCAGGATAGGCTTTAACTGCTTCTTTAACAAACTTTGAATGTTCATCTTTATCATCTGGAAGTGAAAGTTCACATACAATAGTACATTTACTTTCATTATCTAATCTAAAATGTCGGATCTGCTCAGGCTCAATCCTACTTAAAATAGATGCAGAGTGAGATGATATAATAACCTGGCAAAAATCATAATTGCCGTATTCTTTCACTAAAGATATTATCCTACCTAAATAATGAGGTGACAAATGATTTTCTGGTTCTTCAAGACAAATCATGCTGAATATCGGCAAACGTATTTTTTCGTGATTAAAGTTACATTCTTTTCCTTCGGATAAAAGTTTTCTGGTATTTCTATCTATATCAAACATCGCTTTTATGAGAGAAAAATAAACCAATGATTTTTGACCATCGCTAAGCCTGTCAACACTAACCCTGTTACCTAACTCATTCGGATTAAACTGTAATTGCAATAATTTCAATATCTCATCAACATTAGAAATTGGGAATTTAAGTTGTGCTTGAGATAAGTATCGCCCCTTATACACACTTCTCCAACTTTTATTAATTGCATCGGCTATTTCTGAAAGAGCAGGATTGGTATCCGTCAATAGATTAAGAGCATTAGCCTGCTCCTCAAGCAATTTTTTATAATCACCTGACCATTCTATTGCTTTAAGCAATCTACCTAAAACTGCTTTTGAGGAATATTTTAACTGAATTAACGGGTCTCGATTGGCTGGAACATAATTCAACTGTATCGAGTTTCTAACTGCCGATGAGCATTTAGTCATATCACTTTCGTCAGGGTCTTTATCGCAGCAATTCAAGATCCATACATTTTCCTCTATGTCTCCTAAAGGATTTAGCTCATAGCTTAGTGTCGCTTCTAATCGAACCCTAAAAATAAGCTCATCAGCCTCATCATCAAAAGTTAAATGTTCTATTAATGGTGGTATGCTTAATTGTCCCTCACAAGGTTCAGGAAAATGGAACCATGCTTCTATTATAAGTGTTTTATCAACTTCACTTTCTTCATCGTTATGATAAAAATCATTATGTGATATTATTCTAAGCGATTGGTCAACACTAAAAAGCTTGCACAATGCCTCCATAACAGTGCTTTTGCCTGTCCCATTTGATCCAATAAATGTTGTGAGATTTTCATTAAAACATATAACTTGAGGAACATCGTTTGATATGCTCTTAAATCCAGAGATGTAAACTTTGGTCAGTTGCATAATTTTTCCTTATCATGCTAATTAAAAGTATACAAAAACATAATTTTTTAAATATTCGTTGGTTCTTACATAGTTCTCCACTTGCCCCTGTCACCTTGCTAAGATATTCAATGCATTCAAAAGTTGTGTATCCAGTGTTTCAGTTATGGGTAAAGGTAAATCATTTGCTTGGCGGTATTTTTTGATGGATGCTCGTGTTGTGGGCCCCATAACCCCATCAATAATCCCGTCGTAATACCCCTTATCAAAAAGGGCAAACTGAACACGCATGATCAATCTTTTTCTCTTCTCCGAATCGGCAGATAAATTTCCAATTTGAGGTCGAGTATTTGCTGAGGATGCTGAGTTCGTTGAGCCGGAAGACAATGCTCTGCTTGATGAGGAGGGAAATTCAGAACCACTATTGGAGGTGGATGAGCCATAAGATTTAGGATAATAAGGAGTCGAACTTCCACCATAGTACCCACCACCAGACGAAGATCTATGAGAACTATGGCTTCGATGGGAGCTATGACTACGGTGACCTGCAATGTAGAAAGGAACTTCAGTGTTAAGTGGAGCTATAACTAAATCATGCTCATTAAGAGTCATACCGGGCAAATCACTTGCATCAGTGGAGGAATCACTTGCCCATACAGAATTATTGAGTGCTAAAAATCCCGGAAGTAAAGCAGCGAAATTAAATTTTTTCATAAAATTGGTCTTGGTGGTTGATGAAAACGGCCTTTTGATGAACTGAAATAACCAGCACAGAAAGACTTCTGAGTACATTCATCACATTCTTTGGGATAGTAATTTTTCCAATCAGAAATTGATTGAGTAGCAAATCCCCAAGCTCTTTCAGGAAGATGGCACAATGGGTAATTGAAGATTGTTAGGGGGATGCCTGACCTTTGTGCTGTTCCTATGGCAGAGAGAATTTTCTCACTATAGATATCATGCTCAATGAAGATTGATGACCAGTTTTTACGTGCCCAGCCAATAGATTCTAACCCCATAAGTGAAATCTGGTTAATATTGGAGAACACGCGACCAGCGAACTCTATGATATTGTCCAGTTCCATATAGTTAGCCAGTGTCGGAATGATTCTTAACTCAATGTTGATCCCTGAGTTACCGGCATTGATAAGCCCCCTAACTGTCTCATCAAATGCCTCCTCGCTTCCAACCAGATAATCATGAACTGACGACCTTGCAGAATAAAGCGGAATACCGAAAGTTATTTTGAGCTTTTCGCTTCGCTCTTTCACCTGTTGAGTAAAACTGACATCTACAAACTTTCGTCCATTGGTCAAAACATGCAAAGCTGTCTCAGGTGAGTTTTCGATTATGAAGTCCAGAAATTGAAGGAAATCTTCGCCATATAGTAGAGGTTCTCCCCCACTCACTCCTACTACACCATTCAGGGAGAAAGAGGCGATGGCAAGTGCTGACTGGGTAAGAAGCCAGTCATCGTTTCCTGTCTTAGGAGGCTGAGAACAAAAAAGGCAACTGTTGTTGCACCTTTCAGTCACCAGAACAGTGTTATGGTTTGCTCTACGTGACAAAATCACCCTAATCATGTTGCCGTTGTTAACAATCCCTATATCACCATCTTCTATGGAATTGAAAAGATCAGTGCTCACAACATAGTCTGCAAAATATGCTGAAAGTCTGGAATCGAGTACAGTTTCACTGACCAGTAAATTTGGCAGATAGAATTGAGGATTATCGGGCTTAGATTTGCACAAGCGATAGAAACCTTGCTGAACTGGCAGATCTGCCGTAAATCTGAAAATGTCGTTTCTCAGCACCTCAGACATAAGCCCACCCTTTAAGCATCTTTGCCATCGGTCCATCCTGAGAGATTTCATTCAGAAGGTAGCGGAACATGCCTTTGTGATACTGGCAGAAAGTAGAACGACTCTTGTCACCAACAGGTTCGCCATGAACACTAATGTTCTGGCAAGGATCTGCTCCACAGAAAGGCTGGTATGCACAGGTGTCACAACCTGGCATGGCGAAGTTAAATGAAGATGAGAGAGCGGAACGGTAGTATTCGTTGCTACTGAATGAGAGTGAGGCATACTCTCCTGCACTGAAATCTGCTTCTGGGTTTACTTTCTGAAGCATACGATTTTCATCACTACCGTAGACTTTACCGTCATAATTGAACAGGATGCAGTTCAGCACAACTCCGCTTGGCGATTTTAGATCTGCATAACCACTGAAGCCTGGATTGAAAATTCGCTTGAGATGAATAGCAGCCGAGTGCTCAATGACAGGTATTCCCTTTTCATTCAGAATCAACACCTCCTGCATCAACTCTTTATAAAAGGCAAAATACTCTGGCATTGAAAAAGTGAAGCTCTGCTTCTGAGCAAACCCATAAGGACTAACAGGCCTGATAAACATGTCTGTAAGACCCAGAGACAGATGAGCATCTACTATGGAAGCTGGCTCCTTTGTCAGTTCCTTAGTAACAGTGGTGACAGTTGCTACCCGGTTTGTCCCAAGTTCTTCTGTGATTTTCCGAATACCTGTTACTGCTTTGTTGTGAGCCTGAAAGTCAGTAAGGATGCGATTCTTGTTATGGACGGCTTCATTCCCATCAAGCGAGACAGAGAAAGTGATATTCCGCCCTTTAACCCATGAGAGGATGCTTTCATCGAGTAATGACAGACTTGTAGCAATCACCATTTCGAAAGCATCCCTACCCAATGAAATCTCGCACTCTTTATAGATTGACTGGACAAGATCGAACCGGAGAAGTGGTTCACCGCCCTGTACTTCTATCTTGTAGGGAGGTGTACCTAATTTCTTTATGATGCTGACAATTTGCGGTATCAGTTTCGGGTTGAGATCATAACCATCAGCGGTTTCCGATGCCCTGCTGACCTGGCAATATTTGCAAGTATGATCGCAACGAAGAGTAGGTACAATCATGAAGATTGGCCTGACCGCCAGTTCATTCATGAGTCGTTTGGCAAATGCCGAACTTAGTGCATAAGGGGTAACGGAGGAAGATTCATCTCCGCAAATGAAAAGTTTGCTTTCAAGCGATGAGGACTGTTCTTGACTGATATGACCGTTTACCAGATCAAGAAATTCCTGCTCACTGAAAAAATGATGAAAGCCAGCGAGGTTACTGATAAATACCCGGCCGTCAGGCATCCTGTCGAAGTTAAAAGGCATGAGTTTCATTATGCAAGCCTGTCATCTATGCTTCGGAGAACCTTGCTGATAATGGCATCACGCAACTGACCAGTTTGATGGTGAAGTTTCTCACGGAGGCTAAAATCGTTTAACAGCCTTCCGAATTCAAACTCACATTCAGAACCACCTATCTCAAAGAAGATAATCCACGAGGATGTGTTTTCTTCAAGTTTCCATGGACTTACAGGAGTCATCCAGTATAGGGTGTTTCGGATAACCCATTCAGAATAAAGATTTTTTTGTAATATCTTTTCCCACATCGCCATTACCTTCCAAAAGAAATAATAACAGAAAGAAACTTATTCCATTTAGGGATTTTTCTTATAGATTAATGATATAACACTTTTCAAAGCATGTTACTGAGTATGTCAAAATTCTGAGATTCAGTTCAACTATAAATTAATCGAATCACGCACTCACATGATGCAGCAGTACTTTTTTTTCAGTGGTTAATCTGTTGAAATAGAGGCATAAAATGTTTGCTAAGTAGGCTCTAGTTTACTGTTGGTATACATTCTAGGTGGTGTGGATCTGGTTTGATAGAAGCAGATAACTAACTCTTCAAAGAAGCAAAAAAACCACATGTTGGTTGTTTACTCACCTCCGCTCAATAGATAGACTATTTACAGGAATTTTCAACAAGGCAGGAAAATTTAGTAATTTTTTTTTGGATTATGGCAAAGATGGTCAATGACCTATCCTATGGTTTATCAGAAAAATTAAATCTGGAAAAAAATTTTACGAAACAAATAATTTAGACATAAAAATTCGTGAGGGATATTATGGATTTTATTAATAAATTAGATATGTATTTGCAATAACTCAAAGACAAAAAAAATTGACAAAACCTCTGTATTGTGCTATTTATTAGATGCAAACCCATGAAGGAGAATATACATATGACATATAAATTTAATTCAGGCTCAAATGAATCTGGTTGCAACGAATAAGATTTAATTTAATTCATTAAACATATTATAACAGAGCATATCATTATGCTCTGTTTTTTTAGGTGGAATCATGGCAGATCCTAATAAATCAAAGAGCTTCTTTCAAGAATACTCCGCACTATTAACTATGGGGATTATCGGTGGAGCTATATTAACACTCCTTATTTGGCAAATATCTTTTTATTCTACCAATATCTCTTCATGGCTTAGTACAAATGTTTTTACTGGTCCGAAGTTTAGAGCATATGCTTTATATTTTTTGAGCATTCTTTTATTTACATTAATCATACATCAAATATTATGTAGAAAATACCCTGAGTTAAAAAAGAGCCTTACATTTATTGCTTGCTATTTTTGCTTTCTCGGAATAATTGTGTCAGGGGTATTATTGAGCGATTCTGGAAAGAATTACCAGACATCACTGACGGTTTTAATAAGTTCGATTGTCTTAGGTACTGGGTGGTGGATTCAGTCAGTAGTTACTGCATCTTCTGCCAGAAAATCACATACTCTCAATACAATAATGAATCAAAGGCATAGTGCTCATTACTTCGCAAAATTAGATAATGTTTATAAGACTTTTGGATTACAGTCCTGCATTAATGAAGAAATAGCCTCAGAATATTATAATGGACATAAAGCAGGTCCTAAAATTAAACCTGATTTGATTCAAGGCTGCCGAGATGCTTCATATATCTTGAACTATTATGAATTTATTGCAGCAGGTGTCATCAGAAAGGATTTTGATGAAGCATTAATCAAAGAGTGTTTCTTTGAGCCGATGAGAGCTTTTGAAAAACGCACTTACCACCTAATTGAAGTGTTTAGAAGAGAAGACGCTGATGAATCTAAGATTTATGATAACTTCATTGCTGTATTAGATAGATGGCTTACTGAAAAATCGTTAACTACCAGAAAGAAAAAGAATCCCAATATTGCATTACCTAATAATTCCATTATGAACTCAAGTGATATGTATGAATCGTCAGCTACTGTCACTCCAATTGAGCCAGATAAACAAAACGAGTCTTAAAATAATTACTTTATAATTGAAAATTTATCTGCAAGGTATGACTAAGAGAAGCGGAGCTTCTCTTAGT